GTAGAAGGAGAACTGTTCCGCCTGATCCCCGTAGTAATAGTCCAGCGTCATGTATCTTCACGCCCTTTCCAAAGGCCAATAGAGCGCATCAGCTCTTTTGTACACCAGCCGATGCAGGGAGACGCCCGCCCATACGGACAGCCGTCGCACTCACTGACAGCGGCAGGCGGTTTCTGCGCTGAAATATAATAGCAGCCGGTTTTGCCGCGGTAGGTGCAGCCCTCGGTCTGCTTCCAGAAATAGCAGTACCGGCAGTCCTTCGGTTTGTCCTCTGTATGTCCGCTCATTGCTCTCGCCTCCATTCCCGCCCATACCGGGCAACAAAAAAGCACACCCTCCGGCTCCGTCAGGGAGCAAGTGGATGTGCTATGTAATACCGATTGTCCATACCATGTTACTGCGTCAGGGCGTGAAAAAAGCGCGTCTGCCGACCCAAGCGCCACTTTGGGTAAACAGACGCACTATGTTCTATTCGCAGATTTTATGTGAAAAGGCTCAAAAAGCACCGTGTTTCTGGAACTTTTTGAGTCTTATTGTTTTTAGTCCTATTATTACAGCCGCGTCGGCTGCTGTACAGAAAGGACTAATAAATTCACGCCGTGCAGGATTCCCGGCGCAAGGTTTCCATCAGAGCTTTGATCTCATCGACAAGGTTCAGCCGAATGTCCATGCGCCCGTCCGGGTAGATGGTGACGGATTGCAGCAGATCGGCAGAAATCTCTTTGGTCAGTGCCGTAATCCCGGCATAGCTCTTGAATTGCTCGATCACAGCGTTGCTATTATCGTCGCTGCCACTTATTTTGCGCTCCAGCTCTAAGACTGTGCAGGTGATTTCCTCGGTCTGTGCTGTCAGGACTTTTTTCTGCGCCGCGAAGCTCTCACGGGATATCTCGCCCTCCACCAGCCGCTCATAGAGGTCTTGCAATCGCTCGTCAAGCTGAGCTTTCCGGCTCTGGAGCGTCCGCAAGCGGCGCTGCGCCTGTTTTCGGTCAAGCACCCGCTGTGACTGCCTTGTTTGCAGGAGCCGATCTATGCTGACCGCGTACTGGGCGTAGACCTGTATGGTGTCGATCACAGCTTCCAGAATATCGGCCTCCGGGATTCTATCCTCTGAACAGTCAAAGCCGGTATTCAGCCTTTTGGTGATGCAGCGGTAGGAGCCGTTCTTTCTGCTGTCCCGCTGCATGGCGTGGCCGCATACGCCGCATATCACCTTGCGTTTCAGCGGATTGCCGCTGCCGGATGCAGCTTCATATTCCCGGTACTCCCGCATACAAGCCTGCGCTTTCTCGAACAGCGCCTCCGGCACGATGGCTTCATGCCTGTCGGGGACGACGATCCAGTCATTGCGGGAGATTTTGACCGTGTGTGTACTGCCCACAATATCCCGGCTCCGCTTTCCGAACACTGTCTTACCAATATACCGCTCGTCCCGCAAGAATTTTGCAACCAGACTGGCCGTCCAGAAGTTTTCCTCTTGGATGCTGCGCCACGGCATTCTTGTGCAGCCCGCCTCGACTTTGTAATTCTTTGGAGAGCTTACACCGTCGCCGTTCAGCGCCGCCGCGATTTGCCATGGTTTTGTACCATCCGCCGCCATTTGAAAGATGCGCCGTACCACGTCGGCGGCCTCGGTATCTACCAGAAGATGATTTTTGTCCTCCGGGTCTTTGACGTATCCATAAGGCGCATAGGGACTGAGAAACGCCCCGCGCTCGGCTCTGGCTTTCTTTGCACTTTTGACTCTGCGGGAGAGGTCACGGCTGTACAGATCGTAGATCAGCGTCCGAAACGAAGTATCGAGGCTGTCGATATCCAGCGGGTTGCTGCTGTCAAAACCGTCGTTGACGGAAATGAAGCGCACACCGAGAAATGGGAATACGCGGGAAATATAGTCTCCCACGGTGAGATAATCACGGCCAAAGCGGGAAAGGTCTTTGACTAGGATGCAGTTGATCTGCCCTCGCCTGACCTGCTCCAGAAGCTCCTTCACTGCGGGGCGCTCAAAGTTTGTACCGCTCCAGCCGTCGTCGCAAAATTCCAGTATTTCGGAACCGGACAGGTCTGCGTGACTGGACACATATTCCCGAAGGAGGCTGCGCTGGTTGGATATACTTTCGGATTCGTCCTTTTCGCCAGTTCTCAAATCCGCGTCCTCGCTGGATATGCGAAGATAAATTGCCGTTCTCATGCGTCAGCTTGCCTCCCTTCCAAATATGTACAGAGTTCCTTGTATTCGTCCCGGTAACGGAACACAATCTCGATATTGCTGTCGCCGTCCACATACACACGCTGGATCAGTGCCTGTGCCATTTCTCTGGTCAAGGTATCTGCATCCCGGAAGCTGCCGAAGGCCGCAAGGAACGGGTTTTCCGGCGTGTGCGCCGCTTCCGCCGCTTGACTGCGTGTCAGAGCCTCGATCAGCCGCTCCGCTTCCTCGGCTTCCGCTTTGTAGCGACGCTTCAGCGTCATATACTCCTGCTCGGTCATGAGCTGATCCACATAGCTCTGATACAGGCTGTCATACAGGCCGTTGTAGCGCATAAGTGACTTTTTTGCCGCATCCAGCTTGCCTTGCAGCGTCGCAGTCTGCTTTCTGTATTTGGGGGAGCTGTTCACCCTGCGGATAAGCGCCTCCATATCGGCGGCAAGGGCGATTTGCGTCTGGACGGCTTGCAGGAGCATGGGAATCAGCACATCCTCCCGGATATTCTTCTTGGGGCAGCTTGTAATGTCGTTGGTGTGCGTCTGGCAGATGAATGTGTACCACAGCTTTTTCTCATGACTCACATTCTTGTAGCGCACCAGCGGACGCTTGCAGTCGGCGCAGTAGACCAGCCCCTTGAGGATGTTTTCGGTGGTTTTCAGATGCGTGAACCTGCCGAGATTGTCAAAGTATTCTGTCTTTTTGCGCTGGGCAAGTTCCTGAACCTTGTCAAAGGTTTCCCGGTCGATCAGCGGCTCGTGGGTATTTTCCACGACGATCCAGTCCTCTCTGGGCTTCATGTACTGGCCCCGGTTTTCGTAGAAGGACTGCCGCTTTGTGCCCTGCACCATATGCCCAATGTAGACTTGCCGGGACAGAATGTTTTTGACCGTCTGAATGTACCAGATCACACCGTTGTACTTTTCCGTTTTGCATACACCGGTATTGTACAAGTAGGCAGAGGGCGAAGGTACGCCCTCGTCATTGAGCCGCCTTGCGATCTGCGTGACGCCAATGCCCTCGGCACGCCAACGGAATATCTGCCGGACAACGGGAGCCGTTGCCTCGTCCGGCTCCAGCTTATGCGGGTCGTCCGGGCATTTGCGGTAGCCGTAGGGTGCCCACGCGCCGATGAAATCGCCGTTTTTCTGCTTCGCGGCCAGCGCGGAGCCGGACTTCCTGGAAATATCCTTGCTGTAAACCTCATTGATGAGATTTTTCAGCGGCACCAGATAACCGTCCGTGCCCCGCTGGGCGGTGAGGGTATCAAATCCATCGTTGACGGCGATGAAGCGCACGCCCAGAAAAGGAAAAATGCGCTCCAAATAATTGCCGGTCTCCTTGTAGTTTCTGCCAAAACGGGATAGGTCTTTGACCACGATGCAGTCAACCTCTCCGCGCTTGACCGCCTCCATGAGCTTTTCAAATTCAGGCCGTTGGAAATCCGTTCCAGTCTTCCCGTTATCACAGAACAGCCCGTACAGGGTGAGCGTCGGGTCATTTTTGATGAACCGGAGCAGGAGATTTTTCTGCCCCTCAATGGTATCCGCGCCGGGTTTGCCGCTGTCTTCCACGGAAAGGCGGGCATAGGCGGCGGCACGGTATTGCTTCTGCGCCTGTGCGGGAGCTTCCGCCGCCGGAATGACCGGGTTTGTCTTTCGTTTGGTTCTTGCCACTTATACCACCTCTCTGATTTGCGAACGGCGCAGGATATCCGTCTGCCATGCAAATTCATCCGCGAAGCGAAAACGGACTTCCACACGATTATCTTTGTAAATTAGGATGCGGTCGATCAGCGCCACCACAATGCTGCGCTCCAATTCCGTAATGTTCAGATGCTCCCGGAACTGTGCCATCCACTCCCGGTGCTCGCCGCCGTGCTCTTTGATCTGCGTAATGGTCTCCTGCAAGGTTTCCATCTGCTTTTCGCACTCGGCGCAGCGTCCTGCGTAGTTCTGCTTGAGCTTTACGTATTCCTCCCGGTCGATGATCCCGTCTGCAAGGTTTTCATACAGGGACATGAGCAGCTTCTGAAGCCGCTCATATTCCGAGCGCTTTTTGTCGAGCTGCCGCTGCACCTTCTGGACTTCTGCGGTTCTCAGGGGGGCGGTATCCGTCATGGCAAGAATATCGTCCAGATCAACCACGTCCCGGATATACTGCTTTACCGTGTCCAAAACCAGTTGTTCCAGCGCCTCGTCGCGCATCCGGTGGGGCGAACAGGATTTATCCTGCTTGTGCGCGGCGCAGACGTAGTAGACATACTTTTTATTGCC